TTATGGACGCATTATGGACATTCCTGACACTGGGTTAAGAGTCACAGCATCTTGTAAGAAATCCGGTGCAAAGTGTGCGTAGGTCATAGTTTGCTGAATGTTAGAATGACCCAGGATGCGCTGCAATGTGATTATGTTACCTCCATTCATTATAAAATGTGTGGCAAATGTATGCCTCAAAACATGTACTGCTTGTCCGTCAGGTAAATCGGGTTTTACTTCCCTGAGAGCGTTACGCACTTTGTAGTAACTGGCATTAAAAAGCCTGCCTGAATTTTTGGTCTTGATCCTTTTAATCAGGTCCTGCGAAACGGGAATTGTCCTGCGCTTTCCGTTTTTAGTTTTCATAAACGTAACCATCTGGTTAATGATGTGTTCAGCTTTCAAATTAGACACTTCACTCCAGCGTCCACCAGTAGAAAGGCAGACCAGAGTTGCATTTAACTCATCACCATCAAGCATGGATAACAGCCGCGTAATCTCTTCACTGGACAAAAAAGCCATTTCTGTAACAGCTTCACGTAACCGCTTAACCTCACGGAACGGGTTGTGAGAGTGGTATTCACCGGCGTCAATTAACTTGGTGAACATCCCGCTCATTATTGCCAGATGCCGATTTACGCTGGCTGGTTTTAGACCATCGTTCATCATTACAACTCGATAATCAGTTATCGTTTTCTTTGTTAACTGGTCAGCTCTGGACACTCCCATTTCTGCAAATTTGGCGATTATTGTCGTCAAACGCCCCCGTTCAATATTTCCACGCTCATGTGATTTTCCGTGATATATCCACCATCTGCCTAACAACTCTGTAAGAGTTCGGCGGTCGGCTGGCTTCTCCAGCCACTCTTTGTTGTGGTAGTTAACCAGCACATGACGTTCGAATGCTTGAGCTTCACCTTTAGTTTTAAATTTCCGCCTGATACGTTTTCCATCTGCACCCTGCGGTCTGACGTCCACTTCATAACGACCATCATCGAGCTTTTTAATAGACATAAAGCCCTCCGATGACGCTGTTTACTTCTACTACTTGAAAATTAATGCAATTTTCTTTCGTACATTTACTGCACACATATGCTGAATAAATCGTCAGCCAGTCTTTTGGTCTGAGTGGTGCAAGGTTGTTGAGTCTTGCCCAATGTGCGCGAGCGCCGGGGCTATTTGTCCGCCAGCGGGATCAGTTTCATCAAACATGAACCAGTCACGGTACTTGCGAAATCTTTCTGGCTTGAAAAATTTCATACCTGCGTCAAAAGACATCTTTACTTTTCCCTGCTCATATCCAGCATAGGTGTTGTAGTTAATTCCAGTTAATTCAGCAACTTGCTTCCTTGTCATTCTTTCTGATTCCCGAATAAGTGCGAGTTTCTCTGCTTGAGATGTGATTTGTGTATTTGACATGAATTGTCGTATCTCGTAATTTATGTTGTATGCGACACACCAGAACAACGCAGAGCGGCTTCAAATAGCTCTGGTTGAATGGCACCAAAGTTGAGGATATCAAAATGAGTATTGGATCAGAAATGAATAACGATGTTGGAGAAAAAGTATCTGATCTCACAAAAAGTAAAAAATGTGACATCAAACTTGCAGCCGCACCGTCGGATTTGCTCTCGAAAGAGGGTTTTGCTCTTTACATCGGTAAGACGCCTCGCGCTGTTGCTGAAATGGCGAAAGCAGGCAAGTTACCAGCCTTTTATATGACGGACCCATTAAAGCCGGGCGGTCATGCTGAGTTATGGATTAATCGCCGTGAGTGGGACAAGTACGCAGCCCAGCTAGTTGATGAAGCTCCGACAGAATGGCATGACTGGAAAAATCGCATTAGTTACAGCAAATCAAGACATGGCCGTGCGGCTTAAGGTGGAAAGGATGAACGAGCCTCGTTGTATTGCTCAGTTATTGCGTAACGAAAGCCCAAGGGCGATTGACTTCACCATTACCCACGGTAAGGGGCGTAAGGGAATCATTATCCGCACCAAAAAACAGAGTCCGTTAAAGAAGGCTCTGACCTTTCTGAAAAGCCGGAGGGTCTGGAAATGACAGTGATGACGCTCAATCTTGTTGAAAAACAGCCAGCAGCTATGCGCCGGATAATTGGTAAGCATCTGGCCGTCCCTCGCTGGCAGGAGACATGCGATTATTATAATCAGATGATGGAACGTGAACGGCTAACGGTTTGCTTCCATGCGCAGTTAAAACAGCGTCACGCAACGATGCGTTTTGAAGAAATGAACGACGTCGAACGTGAACGACTGGTATGTGCAATTGATGAATTGCGTGGCGCATTCTCAAAACGCCGTCAGGTTGGCGCAAGTGAGTATGCATATATTAGTTTTTTAACAGTCAGTCAGCGCCGTACTTTATTTATGCATGCCGGATTGACTGAAAAAGAATTTAACCAGCCATACTGGCGAATTAATGAAGAATCATGTTACTGGCGTGATGCTTTATTCCGTGCATTACGTGAATTATTCAGTCTGTTTGAGTATGCACCGACAATTCTGACGTCGGTAAAACCAGAGCAATATCTGCATTAAGTAATTAACCAGAGTTTTTAACGCACTTAATCGTGCGGGGCTTCTTTTTGCCTGGAGAAAGTCATGCATACAGTTTCTGAAAATCAGTGCGGTAAATACGCATTACTGCTGCAACAGGCCAGAACCGAAGCACAGGCCGACGCAGCGACGCGCTTTTCTTCTCATCTTGACGCCATGATTCGCCACATCACAAAGGCGGAGTTATCCCGCGTGGAGATAGTCGAGCTGCTCAGTCAGGAGTCGGAAAAATTTCACAATATCGGATTATCTCGCGGGGAGGTGCTTTGATGTCCTGTTCTCATTCAGTTGTATTACTGAATAACGCCTTAAAAATCGCTGTTATGAAAAATGGCGATTTGTCTCTTATTCAACTGGGTCTTGATAAAGAAAAACGCGAAATAACTGAGTCTGTTATCGCGATTTATCAGAACGAATTAAATCTCCTGTCTGATGTGGTCAATTTACTTGTTAAACGCGCTGTATTTCACAAGCAAATCTCCTCCGTGGATGAACTGACGAAATTAACGACAGAAATTGCCAGCTATTGCGCTGATGAATTTAAAAAACTTAACGACAAAAGGAGCTGGTAATGCCGGACAACGTAGATTTTATTCAGGAACAACAGGCTGAATTACTGGAGCGCCAGATTAACGCGGCAAGAGTAAAACATTGCGGTGCTTCTGCGCTGGTTTGCGAAGAGTGTGACGCGCCAATACCTGCTGCCCGTCGTGCGGCTTATCCGTCAGCCACGCGTTGTGTTTCCTGTCAGTCAGTCTTTGAAGCAAAAAACAAACATTACCGGAGAATGGCATGAGCATTCGTATTGAAATTGGCAAACGTTATGTCGTTACCAGTGACAGCTTTCAGTTTATTCTCCACGAGAAAAAGAGAGCGGAAAGCGGTAAAAACGCCGGTCAGGAATGGCTGGCGGTGGTTGGTTATTACCCGAAATTAAGCCAGCTCGTTTCCGGCCTGATGCATCACGATATTCTGACCGGAAGCGCAAAGTCTTTTGCTGATTTAAACGCGCAGGTTGAGCAACTCAGCAGGCGTTGTTCAGAGGCTTTTGGCTCATATGGCCGTTAAAGCCTCCGGGCGTTTTGTCCCTCCGTCAGCATTTGCCGCAGGCACCGGTAAGACGTTTACCGGTGCTTATGCATGGAACGCGCCACGCGAGGCTGTCGGGCGCGAAAGACCCCTTACACGTGACGAGATGCGTCAGGTGCAAGGTGTTTTATCCACGATTAACCGCCTGCCTTACTTTTTGCGCTCGCTGTTTACTTCACGTTATGACTACATCCGGCGCAATAAAAGCCCGGTGCACGGGTTTTATTTCCTCACATCCACTTTTCAGCGTCGTTTATGGCCGCGCATTGAGCGTGTGAATCAGCGCCATGAAATGAACACCGACGCGTCGTTGCTGTTTCTGGCAGAGCGTGACCACTATGCGCGCCTGCCGGGAATGAATGACAAGGAGCTGAAAAAGTTTGCTGCCCGTATCTCATCGCAGCTTTTCATGATGTATGAGGAACTCTGCGATGCCTGGGTTGATGCACATGGCGAAAAAGAATCGCTGTTTACGGATGAGGCGCAGGCTCACCTCTATGGTCATGTTGCTGGCGCTGCACGTGCTTTCAATATTTCCCCGCTCTACTGGAAAAAATACCGTAAAGGACAGATGACCACGAGGCAGGCATATTCTGCCATTGCCCGCCTGTTTAACGATGAGTGGTGGACTCATCAGCTTAAAGGCCAACGTATGCGCTGGCATGAGGCGTTACTGATAGCTGTCGGGGAGGTCAATAAAGACCGTTCTCCTTATGCCAGTAAACATGCCATTCGTGATGTGCGTGCGCGCCGCCAGGCAAATCTGGAATTTCTTAAATCGTGTGACCTTGAAAACAGGGAAACCGGCGAGCGCATCGACCTTATCAGTAAGGTGATGGGCAGTATTTCTAATCCTGAAATTCGCCGGATGGAGCTGATGAACACCATTGCCGGTATTGAGCGTTACGCCGCAGCAGAGGGTGATGTGGGGATGTTTATCACGCTGACCGCGCCGTCAAAGTATCACCCGACACGTCAGGTCAGAAAAGGCGAAAGTAAAACCGTCCAGCTAAATCACGGCTGGAACGATGAGGCATTTAATCCAAAGGATGCGCAGCGTTATCTCTGCCGTATCTGGAGCCTGATGCGCACGGCATTCAAGGATAATGATTTACAGGTCTACGGTTTGCGTGTCGTCGAGCCACACCACGACGGAACGCCGCACTGGCATATGATGCTTTTTTGTAATCCGCGCCAGCGTAACCAGATTATCGAAATCATGCGTCGCTATGCGCTCAAAGAGGATGGCGACGAAAGAGGAGCCGCGCGAAACCGTTTTCAGGCAAAACACCTTAACCGGGGCGGTGCTGCGGGGTATATCGCGAAATACATTTCAAAAAACATCGACGGCTATGCACTGGATGGTCAGCTCGATAACGATACCGGCAGGCCGCTGAAAGACACTGCCGCGGCTGTTACCGCATGGGCGTCAACGTGGCGCATTCCGCAATTTAAAACGGTTGGCCTGCCGACAATGGGGGCTTACCGTGAACTACGCAAATTACCTCGCGGCGTCAGCATTGCTGATGAGTTTGACGAACGCGTCGAGGCTGCACGCGCTGCCGCAGACAGTGGCGATTTTGCGCTGTATATCAGCGCGCAGGGTGGGGCAAATGTCCCGCGCGATTGTCAGACTGTCAGGGTCGCCCGTAGTCCGTCGGATGAAGTTAACGAGTACGAGGAAGAAGTCGAGAGAGTGGTCGGCATTTACGCGCCGCATCTCGGCGCGCGTCATATTCATATCACCAGAACGACGGACTGGCGCATTGTTCCGAAAGTGCTGGTCGTTGAGCCTTTGACTTTAAAAAGCGGCATCGCCGCGCCTCGGAGTCCTGTCAATAACTGTGGAAAGCTCACCGGTGGTGATACTTCGTTACCGGCTCCCACACCTTCTGAGCACGCCGCAGCAGTGCTTAATCTGGTAGATGACGGTGTTATCGAATGGAATGACCAGGAGGTCGTGAGGGCGCTCAGAGGTGCATTAAAACACGGTCTGAGAAGACCAAACCGTCAGCAAAGAAACGGAAGCCCGTTAAAACCGCATGAAATAGCGCCATCGGCCAGACTGACCCGGTCGGAACGAATGCAAATTACCCGTATCCGCGTTGACCTTGCTCAGAACGGTATCAGGCCACAGCGATGGGAGCTTGAGGCGCTGGCGCGTGGCGCGACCGTAAATTATGACGGGGAAAAATTCACGTATCCGGTCGCTGATGAGTGGCCGGGATTCTCAACAAACATATAAAAATGATTGAAATGGTTGATTTTGCTTCCATTTGATGGTTGGTATCAGCAACTGATGGATCATGCGGAACTGCGTGGCGATCTTGCTTTGGAAGCATGTCATTATGACTAATGCATACATTACTAGCTATGCGTCCGGTTCCGCCATTGTACTCGTGCAAGAGTCTGCGGCTGATGGCTATTGTTTACAAATTATGGTCAAAGAGAATCTGACCCTCTACGAGTTGGTCGGAGGGACTGAGATCGTCAGTGATAACTGCAGCCGTATGGGAGAAATCAATAATCCCAACCGTCCATATTTCTACCTTCACGCGTGCCCATAATCTGTCACCACGTTGACCATAGAAAACCCCGTCGACGCTGAAACTCGCTTTCAGTGCTGGCGGGGGTGAACAACGAGCTTGCGAGGCGTTAGGGATGTCGAAATTTCATATGACTGTTCGCTTTAATGCTTAACGAAGTCATGTTGAGTTAATAACATTGTTTCGTTAAGCGCTGTGTTCCTTGTCGAATAAGTTCACTTCTTCTGGTGTAATATCATTATCCATTTCTTCGAATGCATCTAAATCCACAATTTTTGTTTTTTTCAAAATTGATAGTATTTTCTGTTTGTTTTTACTTTTGGCTGAGCCCGGAATCCACTCTACATCCCACAGGCCATCAATGGTAAATGTTTTTTTTCCCTTGAGTTCATCATTTATGCGTTGACATAGGGCTGTTTTGTAATCGCCTTCCCATTGTGTGTGTATCTTCCCTTGAACTCGTTGAAACCAAATATCTAACATTTCAGTATTTGGTTGTTTACCTAGTTTACAATGAAGTTGTTGTAACTTGCCAAATTTGAGTTCATCGTCGTCATAAAGGAAGGTCAAGAGTTTTGCGAAAATAGCCATTCCCACTGGGTAGGTGGTTGGGTTTTTAGCCATGATGCTTGAAATAATTCCAAGCATTGCATCTAGTTGATGCCCACTATTTGTGATCTTTTTCTTCCTAAATAATTTTCGCAAGAAATCATTTAAATATCTAACTGTAATTTTGGAGTTTTGATGTTTTAAAGAAAATAAATATATTGCATACAACATTTTCTGTAGGGAGTTGAACGACCTTTCTATAATATATTCTTTTTTTGCTGATTTAAGAGAGTGAAGAATGATGTCGTCATGTAGTTCTGTTTTTCTTGAGTTTAAATCAAGCCCAAACTCACCTAAGACCTCAACCAAACACTTTGAGATTTTGTCCAAATCATCTTTACTGCTTGAAAATATTCGATAATCATCTCTGTAGCGAACTACTTTGTAATCCGTTATTTTTTGCTCTTCAGTTTTTTTTCTTAGCTGTAAATCAATTTCGCCTAAAATTAATTCGGCAAATGTATCCATCAACGTACTACCCAATGGTATTCCGTTTGTCTGATTACTCATCATCATCTGGATATGAGTGTCAATCAATCGTCCTGGGTTATTGTTATTTTCTTTCTTTTTGGCCTCTTCTTTTGAGATGAATACCCATTCAAAGCTATGAGTGTAAATAGAAGGGTAGAAGTTTGAAATATCTGTGCTGAACATGAACTCATACTCAAGAGCCAATGAAAGACTTTTTTGTTCAAAATCTTCCCACCAGTTTAAAACAGATGCAGCTACGTTTGAGGTGTTCTTTTTGCTCACTGGGGTACTTGAGCATAAAAAAAGATCATTAGACTCAAACTCTCTAAATTTATTCTTTATAGCCTTCCAGTTGGAAGGGGATGTAATAAGTTTACAAAAATACACGTAGTACAGAGGATTAATTAGTGTTATTCGTCGCCAGCTATATAAGCCATCTTTGCTGACTAAAACCTCGTAATTTATATTCTTCCCCATCAATGACTTGGAGTCAGGTTGGAAGTTGATTTTACCTTCATCTATCGCGGAGTTGATTTCTTCAAGCAAGGAAGAAAAATCGACATAACTGGGTAGCTCCAGAGTAGTGTATGAATCATGCTGCAGAAAATACTTAAGCGCTCTACCAGTAGTTAATTCATAAATCTTTTTCATAATTAGTGATTTCTTCTTAAGTTGCGCACAAATAACTACCTGTTTTCTATCATGATAACGATGCGAATGCGAGCAATTCAGGAAGTGCATTACTCTGCATCGAAGCGCACGCAAGTCAGAGAACAATAACTGCCTGGCGACATCAGGACTGGCGCGCTAGTTGAGTGGTCATGCTACTGCATTAAAACCGCCCCATGAAGCGGGCGGGCGAGGCGGGGAAAGCACTGCGCGCTAAACGATGTCGCTGGCTTGCAGTTACCCGGTTGAAATTCTTATTTTTTTGTTGCATTATTCTTAGCGCACCAGCGATTCGCTTGGTATGCGGCAGTCAACAACATTAAATTGTCAGTTTTTGCTTTTACAAAAAAGCGTCCACTATGGACCTATCAGCGAGGCCCCACCGTCGTCAACTACGATGGTGCCGTAGCCGACGACATTACGTACGGTCGAAAGATAGCAGAGGCTGTTGCTGACAATTGTTGATGTAAGCATCTCTGCTGTTCCACCCTTGAGTATGGGAAGACCGTACGTAACTTTGAATTTGAATGGTATGTTTATGGATAAATTTAAACCATACAGCAAATCCAATGCTCCTATCACAACACTTGAAAAGTTGTCAAAGGCTTTATCGATTTCTGTTGAAGAGCTTAAAGCTATTGCAGAATTACCATTAGATGAGAAATATACTCTAAAAGAAATTCCCAAAATTGACGGAAGCAAACGGATTGTCTACTCCCTGCATCCTAAAATGAGATTATTACAGAGTAGAATTAATAAACGTATCTTTAAGGAATTGGTTGTTTTTCCTTCATTTTTGTTTGGTTCAGTTCCCAGTAAAAATGATGTTTTAAATTCTAATGTCAAACGTGACTATGTTTCATGTGCAAAGGCTCATTGTGGAGCAAAAACAGTTCTCAAGGTGGATATAAGTAATTTTTTCGATAATATCCATAGAGATCTGGTTAGGAGCGTGTTTGAGGAGATATTGCATATTAAGGATGAGGCTCTTGAATACTTGGTGGATATATGTACTAAGGATGATTTTGTCGTACAGGGGGCCTTAACATCAAGCTATATAGCAACTTTGTGTTTATTCGCTGTTGAAGGGGATGTGGTAAGACGTGCGCAGAGGAAAGGACTTGTTTATACGCGTTTGGTAGATGATATTACCGTGTCATCTAAAATAAGTAATTATGATTTTTCTCAAATGCAAAGCCATATAGAGAGGATGCTTTCTGAGCATGACTTGCCGATAAATAAGCGCAAAACTAAAATATTTCACTGTTCATCTGAACCTATAAAAGTACATGGTTTAAGAGTTGACTATGACTCACCTCGACTACCATCCGATGAAGTCAAAAGAATCAGGGCATCTATACATAATTTGAAATTACTGGCGGCAAAAAATAACACAAAAACAAGTGTTGCATACAGAAAAGAATTCAATAGATGTATGGGGAGAGTGAATAAGCTTGGCCGTGTTGCGCATGAAAAATATGAATCATTCAAGAAACAGTTGCAGGCAATAAAACCGATGCCATCTAAAAGAGATGTTGCTGTGATTGATGCAGCTATAAAAAGTTTAGAGTTGTCGTATTCGAAAGGTAATCAAAATAAACATTGGTATAAAAGAAAATATGATTTGACGAGATATAAGATGATTATTCTTACTCGCTCTGAATCATTTAAAGAAAAACTGGAGTGTTTTAAATCTAGATTGGCATCTTTAAAACCATTATGAATGCAAATATTAGACTTCTCAAATATATTGTCGGTGTGTCGTCAGCTCTTTTTTTGATTTTTTCGCTAATTTCTCTTTTTGAAACTATTCAGAATGAAAAGCTATATGAGCGTGATATATGCTTCGATAGCCAGTGCTTAAAATTTTTTGCGGAAAAAACATCTGGTATAGTAATGTATTTTCAGGCGTTTGGATGGCTTATAACAACTTTTGTTACCGTTTTTGGTGTTATGATTGCTTTGATGACATATAACGCTGGAGTTAAAAATAATAATAATAGTAATTACACTAGTCATCTGACGATGTTTAGAGAATTTGCAAGTGCTGAGTTAACTAAAAGAAGTAGCATCTATCCAGAGAAAGTTAATTTTTTTAGATGGTATAGGGTTATGTTCCCTGAAGCGCAAGGCGGTGATATATCTGTTTCGAGAGATTATCTAGAAATAATATCTAGAATCAAATGTGTTATTGAGGAAGCCAATGCACATATTACAGAGGAAAATAAAGACTATAAATATAAAACTCATCAGAGAAAAATGATGGCTGTTTTGGATGAAATCGGTATATCGATTAGTAATGGGCCCAAAAATATTTTTATTGAGGTTGAGAGTCAAATTTTGGATTATATCGATACTATTAATTTGTCATTTTGTCACTCCTCATCAGTGATAGAATTAAGTAGAGTAAAAAGGAAGTATATATAGTTAAGTTGGCGGGATTGCATTCCGCCAACTTTATATATTTACTTATAAGTTATAATCAAGGAATTTTATTACTTCCATATCTAACCATTCATTTATTGACTTTATTCTCTCCTGTAATGGAATGAGTTCATTGCGGACAAAGACCTTTGCCACTTTTTCAATATCTCCTAGTGACCCGACATTCTCCGGCTTACCGCCCATCAACTGAAAGGGGATGCGGTGTGCGTCCAGGAGATCTGCGGCGCTGACTTTTTTGATATTAAAAAAATCGTCCTTCGTCGCCACTTCACTGAGGGGGATAATTTTAATGCCGTCGGCTTTCCCCTGTGGGGCATAGAGAAACAGGTTTTTAAAGTTGTTGCGGCCTTTCGACTTAACCATGTTTTCGCGAAGCATTTCGATATCGTTGCGATCCTGCACGGCATCGGTGACATACATGATGTATCCGGCATGAGCGCCGTTTTCGTAATACTTGCGGCGGAACAGCGTGGCCGACTCATTCAGCCAGGCAGAGTTAAGGGCGCTGAGATATTCCGGCAGGCCGTACAGCTCCTGATTGATATCCGGCTCCAGCAGGTGAAACACGGAGCCGGGCGCGAAGGCTGTCGGCTCGTTGAAGGACGGCACCCACCAGTAAACATCCTCCTCCACGCCACGGCGGGTATATTTTGCCGGTGAGGTTTCCAGTCTGATGACCTTACCGGTGGTGCTGTAACGCTTTTCCAGAAACGCATTACCGAACACCAGAAAATCCAGCACAAAGCGGCTGAAATCCTGCTGGGACAGCCACGGGTGCGGGATAAACGTTGAAGCCAGAATATTGCGTTTAACGTAAATCGGTGAGCTGTGATGCACGGCAGCACGCAGGCTTTTTGCCAGACCGGTAAAGCTGACCGGTGGCTCATACCATCTGCCGTTACTGATGCACTCGACGTAATCCAGAATATCACGGCGGTCGAGTACCGGCACCGGCTCACCAAAGGTGAATGCCTCCATTTTCGGGGCGCTGGCAGTCATTGTTTTCACCGCTGGCTGCGGTGTTTTCCCTTTTTTCTTACTCATCAGTAAAACTCCAGAATGGTGGATGTCAGCGGGGTGCTGATACCGGCGGTGAGTGGCTCATTTAACAGGGCGTGCATAGTCGCCCAGGCGAGATCGGCGTGGCTGGCTTCCTCGCTGCGGCTGGCCTCATAGGTGGCGCTGCGTCCGCTGCTGGTCATGGTCTTGCGGATAGCCATAAACGAGCTGGTGATGTCGGTGGCGCTGACGTCATATTCCAGACAGCCACGGCGGATAACGTCTTTTGCCTTGAGCACCATTGCGGTTTTCATTTCCGGCGTGTAGCGGATATCGCGCGCGGCGGGATAGAACGAGCGCACGAGCTGGAACACGCCGACACCGAGGCCGGTGGCATCAATCCCGATGTATTCAACGTTATATTTTTCGGTGAGTTTGCGGATGGATTCCGCCTGGGTGGCAAAGTCCATGCCTTTCCACTGGTGACGCTCAAGTATTCTGAATTTGCCACCGGCCACCACCGGCGGTGCCAGTACCACGCATCCGGCGCTGTCGCCACGGTGTGACGGGTCGTAACCAATCCATACCGGGCGGGAGCCGAACGGATTTGCGGCAAACGGCGCATAGTCTTCCCATTCTTCCAGCGTGTCGACCATGCAACGTTGCAGCTCCTCGAACGGGAACACCGACGCCTTGTCGTCAACAAATTCACACATGAACAGGTTTTTAAAATCGTCGGCGCTGTTTTCACGTTTGAGCTGCTCAATGTCGAACAGCGTGCAGCCGCCTTTCAGGGCGTCCTCAATGGTGACAATCTGCCGCCACTGGCCGTCCGCACAGAGAAGACCTCCGGCAAGGGCGTTATGACTGACGTCGATTTCCACGCGTTCGGCGGCGCTGGCGCGTCCCCGGTTGAACAGTTCACCCGACCAGAACGGGTAGGCGTCGTGCGCCAGCGTGGACGGGGTGGAGAAATAGGTCGAGCGCAGGTGACTCTGTGAGGCCATACCTGATGCCACCTTACGCAGTACCTGAAAATTCGGGATCCAGAAAATCTCGTCGACGTACAGGTCGCCGTTATGGCTCTGTGCGGTGTTGGAGTTGGTGCCGAGAAAAATCAGTTTTGCGCCGTTATTGCCCAGGACAATCGGGTCACCGGTCAGGTCAACGTCAACCAGCCGGGCAAAGGCGATGATGTATTCGCGGAACACATACGCCTGCGTTTTACTGGCCGACAGAAAAATCTGGTTATGACCGGTTTTCAGGGCGCGCAGCAGCGCCTCGCGGGAAAAATAAAACGTCGCGCCAATCTGGCGGGATTTCAGGATATCGCGGATGCGGTGCTCAAGCCCGGCGCGATACCAGTGCAACTGATATTCGAAAGACTGCTCAAAGAAAATCTGCTCCAGCTTTTCGATGGCCTCGTCACTGAAAAAATTCTTTTTCGGTTTGCGACGCCCGCCTTTGTTGCGGTTAGCGACGTTCGGATTAAGGTCTGCCTCGTTGCCGGTCTGACTGTAGCGGTTGACCCGTGCCAGTCGTTCAATCTGACGTCCCAGCAGGTCAATTTCCTTGAAGTCACCGCCGGTTTTCTGCGGTTTGATGATGAGCTGGGTCAGCCGCGCTTCCAGACTCATTTCGACACGGCTGATGGGGGCAACGCTGTCCCAGCCGTCGCGCTGTTTCCAGCTCTGCACCGTCGGGCGTTTCATCTGCAACATGGCGGCAATCTGCGGCACGGAAAACCCCTGCCAGTACAGCAGCGCCGCCTGACGACGCGGGTCGTGTAAAAGAGTGGTGTCTGTGGTGATGGTCATGAATACCTCGCCGTGATGAATACACGGCAAGGCTACTGAGTCGCGCCCCGCGATTCGCTAAGGTGCTGTTGTGTCAGTGATAAGCCATCCGGGACTGATGGCGGAGGATGCGTATCGTCGGGAAACTGATGCCGACATGTGACTCCTCTAATCACTATTCAGGACTCCTGACAATGGCAAAAAAAGTCTCAAAATTCTTTCGTATCGGCGTTGAGGGTGACACCTGTGACGGGCGTGTCATCAGTGCGCAGGATATTCAGGAAATGGCCGAAACCTTTGACCCGCGAGTCTATGGTTGCCGCATTAACCTGGAACATCTGCGCGGCATCCTGCCTGACGGTATTTTTAAACGTTATGGCGATGTGGCCGAACTGAAGGCCGAAAAGATTGACGATGATTCGGCGCTGAAAGGCAAATGGGCGCTGTTTGCGAAAATCACCCCGACCGATGACCTTATCGCGATGAACAAGGCCGCGCAGAAGGTCTATACCTCAATGGAAATTCAGCCGAACTTTGCCAACACCGGCAAATGTTATCTGGTGGGGCTGGCCGTCACCGATGACCCGGCAAGCCTCGGCACGGAATACCTGGAATTCTGCCGCACGGCAAAACACAACCCTCTGAACCGCTTCAAATTAAGCCCTGAAAACCTGATTTCAGTGGCAACGCCCGTTGAGCTGGAATTTGAAGACCTGCCTGAAACCGTGTTCACCGCCCTGACCGAAAAGGTGAAATCCATTTTTGGCCGCAAACAGGCCAGCGATGACGCCCGTCTGAATGACGTGCATGAAGCGGTGACCGCTGTTGCTGAACATGTGCAGGAAAAACTGAGCGCCACTGAGCAGCGCCTCGCTGAGATGGAAACCGCCTTTTCTGCACTTAAGCAGGAGGTGACTGACAGGGCGGATGAAACCAGCCAGGCATTCACCCGCCTGAAAAACAGTCTCGACCACACCGAAAGTCTGACCCAGCAGCGCCGCAGCAAGGCCACCGGTGGTGGCGGTGACGCCCTGATGACGAACTGCTGACCGGCGTCAGTCAGTCCGGGAAAACCTTCACGATTAACCCTTAATTTCAGGAAAAACTATGCGCCAGGAAACCCGCTTTAAATTTAATGCCTACCTGTCCCGTGTTGCCGAACTGAACGGCATCGACGCCGGTGATGTGTCGAAAAAATTCACCGTTGAACCGTCGGTCACCCAGACCCTGATGAACACCATGCAGGAGTCCTCTGACTTTCTGACCCGCATCAACATTGTGCCGGTCAGCGAAATGAAAGGGGAAAAAATTGGTATTGGTGTCACCGGCTCCATCGCCAGCACCACCGACACCGCCGGTGGCACCGAGCGTCAGCCGAAGGACTTCTCGAAGCTGGCGTCAAACAAGTACGAATGCGACCAGATTAACTTCGATTTTTATATCCGCTACAAAACGCTGGATCTGTGGGCGCGTTATCAGGATTTCCAGCTCCGTGTCCGTAACGCCATTATCAAACGCCAGTCCCTTGATTTAATCATGGCCGGTTTTAACGGCGTGAGGCGTGCCGAAACCTCTGACCGCAGCAGCAATCCGATGCTGCAGGATGTGGCGGTCGGCTGGCTGCAGAAATACCGCAATGAAGCCCCGGCGCGCGTGATGAGCAAGGTCACTGACGAGGAAGGGCACACCACCTCTGAGGTCATCCGCGTGGGTAAGGGCGGTGATTATGCCAGCCTTGATGCACTGGTGATGGATGCGACCAACAACCTGATTGAGCCGTGGTATCAGGAAGACCCTGACCTTGTGGTGATTGTGGGACGTCAGCTACTGGCGGACAAGTATTTTCCCATCGTCAACAAGGAGCAGGACAACAGCGAAATGCTGGCCGCTGACGTCATCATCAGCCAGAAACGCATCGGCAACCTGCCAGCGGTACGCGTCCCGTACTTCCCGGCGGATGCGATGCTCATCACGAAGCTGGAAAACCTGTCCATCTACTACATGGATGACAGCCATCGCCGCGTGATTGAGGAAAACCCGAAACTCGACCGCGTGGAGAACTACGAGTCAATGAACATTGATTACGTGGTGGAGGACTACGCCGCCGGTTGTCTGGTGGAAAAAATTAAGGTCGGTGATTTCTCCACACTGGCTAAAGCGACCGCAGAGCCGGGAGCGTAACCGATGACGAGTCCCGCACAGCGCCACATGATGCGGGTCTCGGCAGCGATGACCGCGCAGCGGGAAGCCGCCCCGCTGCGACATGCAACTGTCTATGAGCAGATGCTGGTTAAGCTCGCCGCAGACCAGCGCACACTGAAAGCGATTTATTCAAAAGAGCTGAAGGCCGCGAAAAAACGCGAACTGCTGCCGTTCTGGTTGCCGTGGGTGAACGGCGTGCTGGAGCAGGGCAAAGGTGCACAGGATGACATTCTGATGACGGTCATGCTGTGGCGTCTGGATACCGGCGATATTAGCGGTGCGCTGGAGATTGCCCGTTATGCCCTGAAGTACGGTCTGACCATGCCGGGTAAACACCGCCGCACCCCGCCATACATGTTCACCGAGGAGGTGGCGCTAGCGGCCATGCGCGCCCACGCTGCCGGTGAGTCTGTGGATACCCGCCTGCTGACGGAGACCCTTGAACTGACCGCCACGGCTGACATGCCTGATGAAGTGCGCGCAAAGCTGCACAAAATCACCGGTCTGCTTCTGCGTGATGGTGGTGATGCCGCCGGTGCGCTGGCTCACCTGCAACGTGCGACACAGCTCGACTGTCAGGCAGGTGTCAAAAAAGAGATTGAACGACTGGAGCGGGAGCTGAAACCGAAGCCGGAGCCGCAGCCCAAAGCGGCCACCCGCGCCCCGCGTAAGACCCGGAGCGTGACACCGGCAAAACGTGGACGCCCGAAAAAGAAAGCCAGTTAACAACCGAATGCGCCCCGCGCCAGGGCGGCACGCCGGTCAGTGAGGGTGAATCACCTGACACTGCACCGGCGTCCACCGCCCGACTTTTCAGAGGTAGTCATGATGACGCTGATTATTCCGCGAAAGGAGGCTCCCGTGTCCGGTGAGGGTACGGTGGTCATCCCGCAACCGGCAGGCGACGAGCCGGTGATTAAAAACACGTTCTTTTTTCCCGATATCGACCCGAAGCGCGTCCGGGAACGTATGCGCCTTGAGCAGACCGTCGCCCCCGCCCGTCTGCGTGAGGCCATCAAGTCAGGCATGGCGGAGACGAATGCGGAGCTGTACGAGTACCGCGAACAGAAAATTGCCGCCGGTTTTACGCGTCTGGCGGAAGTCCCGGCGGACGACATCGACGGTGAAAGCATCAAAGTTTTTTACTACGAGCGCGCCGTGTGTGCGATGGCGACCGCATCGCTTTATGAGCGTTATCGCGGCGTGGATGCCAGTGCCAAAGGCGACAAGAAGGCCGACAGCATTGACAGCACCATTGATGAGCTGTGGCGGGATATGCGCTGGGCAGTGGCGCGAATCCAGGACAAGCCGCGCTGCATTGTGAGTCAAATCTGATGAAGACCTTTGCGCTACAGGGCGACACGCTCGACGCCATCTGTGTCCGGTATTACGGGCGCACTGAGGGCGTGCTCAAGGCCGTGCTCGCCGCAAATCCGGGACTGGCTGAACTGGGTGCGGTGCTGCCGCACGGCACCGCCGTCGAACTGCCCGACGTTCAGACCGCGCCCGTGGCTGAAACTGTCAATCTGTGGGAGTAACGCATGACAGCAGAAGAAAAAAGCGTCCTGTCGCTTTTCATGATTGGGGTGCTGATTGTTGTCGGCAAGGTGCTTGCCGGTGGTGAACCCATCACCCCGCGTCTGTTTATCGGGCGCATGTTGCTCGGTGGTTTTGTCTCGATGGTTGCCGGTGTTGTTCTGGTGCAGTTTCCTGACCTGTCACTGCCTGCGGTGTGCGGTATCGGCTCCATGCTGGGTATCGCCGGTTATCAGGTGATTGAGATTGCCATTCAGCGCCGTTTTAAGGGCAGGGGGAAACAGTAATGCCGGTAATTAACACGCATCAGAATATCGCGGCCTTTCTCGACATGCTGGCCGTGTCCGAAGGGACGGCGAATCATCCGCTGACGAAAAACCGGGGCTATGACGTGATAGTCACCGGACTGGACGGAAAGCCGGAAATCTTCACCGACTACAGTGACCACCCGTTCGCACATGGCCGACCGGCGAAGGTGTTTAACCGTCGCGGTGAAAAATCCACGGCCTCCGGTCGCTATCAGCAGCTTTACCTGTTCTGGCCGCATTACCGCAAACAGCTTGCCCTGCCGGATTTTAGTCCGTTGTCACAGGACAGACTCGCCATTCAGTTGATCCGCGAACGCGGAGCACTGGATGACATCCGGGCGGGACGCATTGAGCGCGCCATTTCACGCTGTCGCAATATCTGGGCGTCCCTGCCGGGTGCCGGTTACGGTCAGCGTGAGCATTCACTGGAAAAACTGGTCACCGTCTGGCGTACCGCTGGCGGCGTACCGGCTTAAACGGAGTAAACACCATGAAGAAATTATCCCTTTCACTGATGCTGCACGTGTCGCTGGCGCTGATGCTGGCACTGTCCCTGATTTACCCGCAGAGCGTGGTCGTCAGTTTTGTCGCTGCCTGGGCGATTCTGGCGACGGTTATCTGTGTGGTTGCCGGTGGTGTCGGCGTGTATGCCACGGAGTATGTGCTGGAACGCTACGGGCGGGAGCTGCCGCCGGAATCGCTGGCCGTGAAGATTGTCACGTCGCTGTTTTTGCAGCCGGTGCCGTGGCGCAGGCGGGCAGCGGCTCTGGTGGTGATGGTGGCGACATTTATCTCGCTGGTCGCTGCCGGGTGGATTTTTACTGCGCTGATTTACCTCGTGGCGTCGCTGTTCTTCCGGCTGATACGTACGGCCTGCCGTCAGCGTTTTGAGGGGCGGGAACCATGTCAAAGCTGATGACTGTGCTGGTTGTGTTGTTATCACTGGCGGTGGCGGGGCTGTTTCTGGTGAAGCATGAAAATGCCAGCCTGCGCACCTCACTGGACAGGGCGAACAGCGTCGCCAGCGGGCAGCAGACGACCATCACCATGCTGAAAAATCAGCTTCATGTTGCCCTCACCAGGGCAGACAAAAACGAGCTGGCGCAGGTGGCACTGCGTCAGGAACTGGAGAACGCCGCGAAGCGTGAAGCACTGCGCGAGAAAACCATCACGAGGTTACTTAATGAAAACGAGGATTTTCGCCGCTGGTATGGCGCTGACCTGCCTGATGCTGTGCGCCGGTTGCACCAGCGTCCGGCCTGCACTGACGCCAGTGATTGTCGCCAACGCCTGCCCGAAAGTGAGCCTTTGCCCGATGCCGGGCAGTGACCCGCAGACGAACGGCGATTTAAGTGCCGATATCCGGCAGCTTGAGAACGCGCTGGCACGTTGTGCCAGCCAGGTAAAAATGATTAAACACTGTCAGGACGAAAACGATGCTCAAACCCGACAGCCTGCGCAGGGCACTGACTGATGCCGTCACGGTGCTGAAAACCAGCCCCGAGATGCTGCGGATATTCGTGGATAACGGGAGTATTGCCTCCACACTGGCGACGTCGCTGTCATTCGAAAAGCGTTACACGCTCAATGTGATTGTGACCGACTTTACCGGTGATTTTGACCTGCTCATCGTGCCGGTGCTGGCGTGGCTGCGGGAAAATCAGCCCGACATCATGACCACTGACGAAGGCCAGAAAAAGGGCTTCACGTTTTATGCAGACATCAACAATGACAGCAGCTTTGATATCAGCATCAGCCTGATGCTGACCGAGCGCACGCTGGTCAGTGAGGTGGACGGCGCACTGCATGTGAAGAATATCCCGGAACCCACGCCGCCGGAGCCGGTCACCCGCCCGGTGGAGCTTTATATCAATGGCGAACTGGTGAGCAAGAGGGATGAATGAGTTTAAGCGTTTTGAAGACCGGCTGACCGGACTGATTGAATCGCTGTCACCGTCAGGGCGTCGGCGACTGAGCGCCGAACTGGCGAAACGTCTGCGGCAGAGTCAGCAGCGTCGGGTGATGGCTCAGAAAGCCCCGGACGGCACACCCTACGCGCCACGCCAGCAGCAGAGCGCCAGAAAAAAGACTGGTCGTGTTAAGCGAAAAATGTTTGCGAAACTTATCACCAGTCGTTTTTTGCATATCCGCGCCAGCCCGGAACAGGCATCAATGGAGTTTTACGGCGGGAAGTCACCGAAAATCGCCAGCGTGCATCAGTTCGGTCTGTCGGAAGAAACCCGGAAAGACGGTAAGAAAATTGATTATCCGGCGCGTCCTCTGCTCGGCTTTACCGGTGAGGATGTGCAGATGATTGAAGAGATTATTCTGGCGCACCTCGACCGTTAGTTGTGCCATCCCCGACACCTCATCGTCACATTGCCGCCGGTATGACCCGGCGGCATCCTTCCCGTTATGAACACTCTCGCAAATATTCAGGAACTCGCGCGCGCACTGCGCAACATGATCCGCACCGGCCTTGTCGTCGAAACCGACCTTAACGCCGGTCGCTGCCGTGTGCAGACCGGCGGCATGTGCACCGACTGGCTTCAGTGGCTGACCCATCGCGCCGGACGTTCGCGCACATGGTGGGCACCTTCCGTGGGGGAACAGGTGCTGATTCTGGCCGTGGGCGGTGAACTCGACACGGCGTTCGTTCTGCCGGGGATTTATTCCGGCGATAACCCCGCGCCGTCTGCGTCGGCGGATGCCCTGCATATCCGTTTCCCTGACGGGGCGGTGATTGAGTATGAACCTGAAACCAGTGCGCTCACGGTAAGCGGAGTTAAAACGGCCAGCGTGATGGCTTCTGATTCTGTTACTGCCACGGTGCCGGTGGTTATGGTGAAAGCATCAACCCGCATCACCCTGGACACACCGGAAGTGGTCTGCACCAACAAACTGACTACCGGCACGCTGGAAGTGCAGAAGGGCGGGACGATGCGCGGCAACATTGAACACACCGGCGGTGAACTCTCATCAAACGGTAAGGTACTGCATACCCATAAACACCCCGGCGACAGCGGCGGCACAACCGGGAGTCCTTTATGACAGCGCGTTATCTCGGAATGAATCGCAGTGATGGCCTGACTGTCACTGACCTTGAGCATATCAGCCAGAGTATCGGCGATATCCTGCGCACACCGGTCGGCTCACGGGTGATGCGTCGTGATTACGGCTCGTTGCTGGCATCAATGATTGACCAGCCGCAGACCCCGGCGCTTGAGTTGCAGATTAAGGTCGCCTGTTACATGGCGGTGCTGAAATGGGAACCCCGCGTCACCCTGTCATCCGTCACTACGGCGCGCAGTTTTGACGGGCGAATGACGGTCACGTTAACCGGCCAGCACAACGACACCGGCCAGCCACTTTCGTTAACCATCCCTGTGAGTTGAAACCATGCCGATTATCGACCTGAACCAGCTACCCGCACCGGATGTGGTCGAGGAGCTGGACTTTGAAACCATTCTCGCTGAACGCAAGGCGACACTGATTTCCCTTTACCCGGAAGACCAGCAGGAGGCGGTCGCCCGTACCCTGACGCTGGAATCTGAGCCTCTCGTCAAACTGCTGGAGGAAAATGCTTATCGTGAGCTTATCTGGCGTCAGCGTGTGAATGAGGCCGCACGGGCGGTGATGCTGGCCTGTGCTGCCGGTAATGACCTTGATGTAATTGGTGCCAATTACAACACCACGCGCCTGATTATCACCCCGGCAGATGATTCGACCATTCCGCCGACACCGGCAGTGATGGAATCTGACACCGATTATCGTCTGCGTATTCAGCAGGCTTTTGAGGGCTTAAGCGTCGCCGGGTCAGTGGGAGCCTATCAGTATCATGGTCGCAGTGCTGACGGGCGTGTCGCCGATATTTCTGTCACCAGTCCGTCTCCTGCCTGTGTCACCATCTCTGTGCTGTCACGTGAAAATAACGGCGTCGCATCCGAAGACCTGCTGGCTGTGGTGCGTAACGCCCTTAATGGTGAGGACGTCAGGCCGGTGGCCGACCGCGTGACCGTGCAGTCTGCCGCCATCGTTGAATATCAGATAAACGCCACGCTTTACCTTTACCCTGGTCCCGAAAGCGAACCCATTCGCGCTGCCGCTGTGAAAAAGCTGGAAGCGTATATCACGGCACAGCACCGGCTGGGGCGCGACATCCGTCTGTCTGCCATTTATGCCGCTTTGCATGTGGAAGGCGTGCAGCGTGTCGAGCTGGCCGCACCACTGGCCGACATTGTGCTCAACAGTACGCAGGCGTCTTTCTGTACTGAATACCGCGTCGTGACCGGAGGCTCGGATGAGTGATTCGCGACTGCTGCCGACCGGCTCATCACCGCTTGAAGTTGCCGCCGCAAAAGCCTGTGCGGAAATTGAAAAAACGCCGGTCAGGATTCGTGAACTGTGGAACCCGGACACCTGCCCGGCAAATCTGCTGCCGTGGCTGGCGTGGGCGTTTTCGGTCGACAGGTGGGATGAAAAGTGGCCGGAAGCGACCAAACGTGCCGTTATCCGCGATGCCTATTTCATCCACTGTCATAAAGGCACTATCGGCGCAATCCGGCGTGTGGTGGAGCCGCTCGGCTATCTCATTAACGTGACGGAGTGGTGGGAAAACAGTGACCCGCCAGGCACCTTCCGGCTTGATATTGGTGTACTGGAAAGCGGTATCACAGAGGCAATGTATCAGGAAATGGAACGGCTGATTGCTGATGCCAAACCTGCAAGCCGCCACCTTATTGGCCTGAACATTACCCGGGACATTCCCGGCTACCTGTTCGCCGGTGGTGTGGCTTATGACGGCGATGTAATTACGGTTTACCCCGGATAAGTGAGGAATAATGAGCACAAAATTCAAAACCGTTATCACCACTGCCGGTGCAGCAAAGCTGGCAGCGGCAACCGCGCCGGGAGGGCGGAAGGTCAACATTACCACGATGGCCGTCGGGGATGGCGGTGGTAAATTGCCTGTCCCGGATGCCGGACAGACCGGGCTTATCCACGAAGTCTGGCGACATGCGCTGAACAAAATCAGCCAGGACAAACGAAACAGTAATTATATTATCGCAGAGCTGGTTATTCCGCCGGAGGTGGGCGGTTTCTGGATGCGAGAGCTTGGCCTGTACGATGATGCGGGAACGTTAATTGCCGTGGCGAACATGGCCGAAAGTTATAAACCTACCCTTGCCGAAGGCTCAGGGCGTTCGCAGACCTGCCGCATGGTCATCATCGTCAGCAGTGTGGCCTCAGTGGAGCTGACCATTGACACCACAACGGTGATGGCGACGCAGGATTACGTTGATGACAAAATTGCAGAGCATGAACAGTCACGACGTCACCCGGACGCCTCGCTGACCGCAAAAGGTTTTACTCAGTTAAGCAATGCGACCAACAGCACGTCTGAAACACTGGCCGCAACGCCGAAAGCGGTTAAGGCCGCATATGACCTTGCTAACGGGAAATATACCGCACAGGACGCTACCACAGCGCGAAAAGGTCTTGTCCAGCTAAGTAGTGCGACCAACAGCATGTCTGAGACGCTCGCCGCAACACCAAAAGCCGTTAAGACGGTAATGGATGAAACGAACAAGAAAGCGCCATTAAACAGCCCTGCACTGACCGGAACGCCAACGACGCCAACTGCGCGACAGGGAACGAATAATACTCAGATCGCAAACACGGCTTTCGTTATGGCCGCGATTGCCGCCCTTGTAGACTCGTCGCCTGACGCACTGAATACGCTGAACGAGCTGGCGGCGGCGCTGGGCAATGACCCGAATTTTGCTACCACCATGACTAATGCGCTTGCGGGTAAGCAACCGAAAGATGCCACTTTGACGGCGCTGGCGGGGCTTGCTACTGCGGCAGACAGGTTTCCGTATTTTACGGGGAATGATGTTGCCAGCCTGGCAACCCTGACAAAAGTCGGACGGGATATTCTGGCTAAAGCGACCGTTACTGCCGTTATCGAATACCTCGGTTTGCAGGAAACGGTAAACAGGGCCAGGAACGCGGTGCAAAAGAATGGCGATACCTTGTCCGGTGGGCTTACTTTTGAAAACGACTCAATCCTTGCCTGGATTCGAAATACTGACTGGGCAAAGATTGGATTTAAAAATGATGCCGACAGCGATACTGATTCATATATGTGGTTTGAAACAGGTGACAACGGCAATGAATATTTCAAATGGAGAAGTCGCCAGAGCACCACAACAAAAGACCTGATGAATCTTAAATGGGATGCTCTGTATGTTCTTGTTAAAGCCCTTTTCAGCAGTGAAGTAAAAATATCTACAGTCAATGCACTGAGGATATTTAATTCATCTTTTGGGGCTATTTTTCGCCGTTCTGAAGAAAACCTGTATATCATCCCTACACGAGAAAATGAGGGTGAAAATGGAGATATTGGGCCATTAAGGCCATTCGGCATCAACTTAAGAACAGGAGTTGTGTCTGTTGGTAATGGTGCCAGGATTGATGGCGGGCTGGCACTTGGCACGAATAACGCGTTGGGTGGGAACTCTATTGTTCTTGGTGATAACGATACCGGATTTAAACAAAATGGCGATGGTAATCTGGATGTTTATGCTAATAACGTCCATGTTATGCGCTTTGTTTCCGGAAGCATTCAAAGTAATAAGACCATAAATATTACGGGGCGTGTTAATCCCTCGGATTACGGTAACTTTGATTCCCGCTATGTGAGAGATATCAGACTTGGCACACGTGTTGTCCAGACCATGCAGAAAGGGGTGATGTATGAGAAAGCAGGGCACGTAATTACCGGGCTTGGTATTGTCGGTGAAGTCGATGGTGATGACCCCGCAGTATTCAGGCCAATACAAAAATACATCAATGGCACATGGTATAACGTCGCACAGGTGTAAATGATGCAGCATTTAAAAAATATTAAGTCTGGAAACCCTAAAACTGTCGAACAATACCAGCTAACAAAGAATTTTGATGTTATCTGGTTATGGTCCGAAGACGGTAAAAACTGGTACGAGGAATTAAAGAACTTTCAGGAAGACACAATAAAAATTCTTTATGACGAGAATAATATTATTGTCGCCATCACTAAAGATGCCTCCACGCTTAACCCTGAAGGTTTTAGCGTCGTTGAGGTTTCCGATATTACAGCCAACCGCCGCGCTGATGATTCCGGTAAGTGGATGTTTAAGGATGGAGCTGTAGTTAAACGGATTTATACGGCAGACGAACAGCAACAACAGGCCGAATTACAAAAGGCCGCATTGCTTTCCGAAGCTGAATCAGTCATCCAGCCGCTGGAACGCGCTGTCAGGCTGAATATGGCAACAGACGAGGAGCGCACACGACTGGAAGCATGGGAACGCTACAGCGTTCTGGTCAGCCGTGTGGATCCTGCAAATCCTGAATGGCCGGAAATGCCGCAATAAGTTGTATGAGCTTACATATCTATTGCATAGAGTAAAGCCTAATCTGACAGTCCGCTCTGTGCCAAGAGCGGACATTATAGATGGTATATGTAGAAAGTGAACTTGCGTCGATTTTATGATCTAGCAGTCACTTAATTATTGGATAACTCACACATGTATGGCCGTTGCTTATAGCATACATTTGGTTTCCCTTAAGATTTACAAATGGAAATGTCGTATACTCATAATTTACAGATGTCATGTTAAATGTAAGGAATTTATCTTTAAGCTCTAATTTTGTTGAGTGTGCAGGGTATATTCCTTCATTTTTAATTGTGATAATAAAACCGATAGGAAAAAAATGTAAAGCACAAATAAATGCTACATGTCCTTCGTTCATAAATGCTACACTTTGAGCTGATATGTGCATTCTGTGTGGGTAAAACCAGTAGTAAATATCATGAGTCTCCTCAAAACTTGGATTCTTACCCAAAACATAATCTTTTAAAGGTGTATAGAAGGGGCTATCTACGGGTTCTTTTTTACAATCTTCAACTGAAGTTGCCGATAGCACGTGTCCAATCATAGCCTTAGTGAAAGATATGCTATCAAAAGGTATTCTAATGAATGGAAATACACTCATACCATTCATATATTGACTCAACTGTTCTTTAAAGGACTTTGCTACATTTTCAATTGCAACGTCGAGTCCACCTAACACCTTATTGTTACAGTGGCTGCAAATGGTTTTGAAATAAGAGCCGTTTTTAGCATTTAATGGTTTAACTGGTTCCTGAACACCAAAAAATTCGCTAACTGTTTTCTGAAGAACAGGACCTAAGGTTATGGCACACTTTGGAGGAACATGATCTTTTGTGAGGAGGTCATATTTTCCACAAATATTGCAATAACCTTTAGTAATGCCGTTGTGCTTCCATCGTTCACTAATTTGCGTCATTTTTTGTTCCCTCAGTAGTATAAGCTATCTATACATTTTTTAATCCTATCAAAGATACAACTTAACGTCAGGGAAATGATAGTGTTTTGGCTATGTAAATTGTCAGTCGGAAAATGAGTAAGTTCAAATCAGGACAGGCGGGCGGATTGCCCGCCTTTTCTTTATCTGTTGTTTCATCCACTGACCAGCCAGGTCAAATAGCGTCTCATGCTCTGCACAACAGAAAATAGTTGCACCCATGAACCACGGAGTTAAACGGATGAGTGACTATCATCACGGCGTGCAGGTGCTGGAGATTAACGACGGCACCCGCGTCATTTCCACCGTATCCACTGCCATTGTCGGCTTGGTCTGCACGGCCAGCGATGCGGATGCGGAAATCTTCCCCCTCAATAAACCGGTGCTGATTACCAATGTGCAGAGCGCAATTGCAAAGGCCGGTAAAAAAGGCACGCTGGCGGCAGCGTTGCAGGCCATCGCCGACCAGTCAAAACCGGTCACCGTTGTTGTGCGTGTGGAAGACGGCACCGGCGACGACGAGGAAACGAAACTCGCGCAGACCGTTTCCAATATCATCGGCACCACCGACGAAAACGGTCAGTACACCGGACTGAAAGCCCTGCTGGCGGCGGAGTCGGTAACCGGTGTTAAACCGCGTATTCTCGGCGTACCGGGACTGGACACCAAAGAGGTGGCAGTTGCACTGGCATCAGTGTGTCAGAAGTTGCGCGCTTTCGGGTATATCAGCGCATGGGGCTGTAAAACCATTTCCGAGGTGAAAGCCTACCGCCAGAATTTCAGCCAGCGTGAGCTGATGGTCATCTGGCCGGATTTCCTCGCATGGGATACGGTCAACAGTACCACCGCCACCGCGTATGCCACCGCCCGTGCGCTGGGTCTGCGCGCTAAAATCGACCAGGAGCAGGGCTGGCATAAAACGCTGTCCAACGTCGGGGTAAACGGTGTTACCGGCATCAGCGCATCTGTATTCTGGGATTTGCAGGAGTCCGGCACCGATGCTGACCTGCTTAACGAGTCAGGCGTCACTACGCTGATTCGCCGCGACGGTTTCCGATTCTGGGGTAACCGTACCTGCTCTGATGACCCGCTGTTCCTCTTTGAAAACTACACCCGCACCGCGCAGGTGCTGGCCGACACGATGGCTGAGGCGCATATGTGGGCGGTGGACAAGCCCATCACCGCAACGCTGATTCGCGACATCGTTGACGGCATCAATGCCAAATTCCGTGAGCTGAAAACAAACGGCTATATCGTGGATGCGACCTGCTGGTTCAGCGAAGAATCCAACGATGCGGAAACCCTCAAGGCCGGAAAACTGTATATCGACTATGACTATACCCCGGTGCCTCCTCTCGAAAACCTGACCCTGCGCCAGCGTATTACCGATAAATACCTGGCAAATCTGGTCACTTCGGTTAAAAGCAATTAAGGAGCCTGACCGATGGCAATGCCGCGCAAACTCAAGTTAATGAACGTCTTTCTGAACGGCTACAGCTATCAGGGCGTTGCAAAGTCCGTCACGCTGCCAAAACTGACCCGTAAGCTCGAAAACTATCGCGGTGCGGGGATGAACGGCAGCGCACCGGTAGACCTCGGCCTTGATGACGATGCGCTGTCAATGGAGTGGTCGCTGGGTGGCTTCCCGGATTCGGTTATCTGGGAGCTTTACGCCGCAACCGGTGTGGATGCCGTGCCGATTCGTTTTGCAGGCTCTTACCAGCGCGACGATACCGGCGAAACGGTGGCCGTCGAGGTGGTCATGCGTGGACGTCAGAAAGAAATCGACACCGGCGAGGGTAAACAGGGAGAAGACACCGAGTCGAAAATCTCCGTGGTCTGCACCTATTTCCGGCTGACGATGGACGGTAAGGAGCTGGTCGAAATCGACACCATCAACATGATTGAGAAGGTGAACGGCGTCGACCGGCTGGAGCAACACCGCCGCAATATCGGCCTGTGATTTTCATCCGGTCAGCCTGGCTGACCGGTTAACCCTGATTAAGAAGTGAGAAAACCATGAACAAAGAAAATGTGATTACCCTGACCAATCCGGTCAAGCGTGGTGAGCAGGTTATCGAACAGGTCACGCTGATGAAACCCAGTGCGGGGACGCTGCGCGGTGTCAGTCTGGCTGCGGTCGCAAACTCCGAAGTCGATGCACTGATTAAAGTGCTGCCGCGCATGACGGCACCGATGCTGACCGAGCAGGAAGTCGCCGCGCTGGAACTGCCTGACCTTGTGGCGCTGGCCGGTAAGGTGGTCGGTTTTTTGTCGCCGAACTCGGTGCAGTGACGTTCCCGAAAAATCTCTCGGTCGATGACCTGATGGCGGATGTGGCAGTGATATTTCACTGGCCGCCATCAGAACTGTATCCCATGAGCCTGACCGAACTCATCACATGGCGCGAAAAGGCGCTCCGGCGAAGCGGAAACACGAATGAGTAACAATGTAAAATTACAGGTATTGCTCAGGGCTGTTGACCAGGCATCCCGCCCGTTTAAATCCATCCGCACAGCGAGCAAGTCGCTGTCGGGGGATATCCGGGAAACACAAAAATCACTGCGCGAGCTGAACGGTCACGCATCCCGTATTGAGGGATTCCGCAAGACCAGTGCACAGCTCGCCGTGACTGGTCATGCACTTGAAAAGGCTCGGCAGGAAGCCGAAGCCCTTGCCACACAGTTTAAAAACACCGAACGTCCGACCCGTGCTCAGGCGAAAGTGCTGGAATCCGCAAAGCGTGCGGCGGAGGACTTACAGGCGAAATATAACCGCCTGACGGATTCCGTTAAACGCCAGCAGCGGGAACTGGCCGCTGTGGGAATTAATACCCGCAATCTTGCACATGATGAGCAGGGACTGAAAAACCGTATCAGTGAAACCACCGCACAGCTTAACCGTCAGCGTGATGCGCTGGCGCGTGTCAGTGCGCAACAGGCAAAACTTAACGCAGTCAAACAGCGTTATCAGGCCGGAAAGGAACTGGCCGGAAATATGGCCTCGGTGGGCGCTGCCGGTGTGGGGATTGCGGCGGCGGGAACGATGGCCGGAGTTAAGCTGCTGATGCCCGGTTATGAGTTTGCGCAGAAAAACTCAGAATTGCAGGCCGTGCTCGGAGTGGCAAAAGACTCCGCCGAAATGACCGCACTACGCAAACAGGCGCGCCAGCTCGGTGACAATACCGCAGCCTCGGCGGATGATGCGGCCGGTGCACAGATAATCATCGCGAAAGCGGGTGGGGATGTTGATGCCATTCAGGCGGCAACGCCGGTCACGCTGAATATGGCGCTGGCGAACCGCCGCACGATGGAAGAAAACGCCGCCCTGCTGATGGGGATGAAATCCGCCTTTCAGCTTTCAAACGATAAGGTCGCTCATATCGGGGATGTTCTCTCCATGACGATGAACAAAACCGCCGCCGATTTTGACGGCATGAGCGATGCGCTGACCTATGCCGCACCTGTGGCAAAAAATGCCGGTGTCAGCATTGAAGAAACCGCCGCAATGGTCGGGGGGCTGCATGATGCAAAAATCACAGGCTCAATGGCGGGGACGGGAAGCCGTGCCGTGTTAAGCCGCCTGCAGGCACCGACGGGAAAAGCATGGGATGCACTCAAAGAGCTTGGAGTGAAAACCTCAGACAGCAAGGGAAACACCCGGCCAATATTTACCATTCTGAAAGAAATGCAGGCCAGTTTTGAGAAAAACCGGCTCGGTACTGCCCAGCAGGCTGAATACATGAAAACTATTTTCGGGGAGGAGGCCAGCTCAGCCGCCGCCGTGCTGATGACTGCCGCCTCAACCGGAAAGCTGGACAAACTGACCGCTGCGTTTAAAGCCTCAGACGGGAAGACCGCCGAGCTGGTAAATATCATGCAGGATAACCTCGGCGGTGACTTTAAGGAGTTTCAGTCCGCTTATGAGGCGGTGGGGACTGACCTGTTTGACCAACAGGAAGGCGCACTGCGTAATCTCACGCAGACGGCCACAAAGTATGTGTTAAAACTCGACGGCTGGATACAGAAAAACAAATCACTGGCGTCAACCATCGGCATCATTGTCGGTGGTGCACTGGCGCTGACTGGTGTCATCGGTGCCATTGGCCTCATAGCCTGGCCGGTTATCACCGGCATCAATGCCATCATCGCGGCAGCAGGCGCAATGGGGGCAATCTTCACGACGGTTGGTAGTGCCGTTATGACGGCCATCGGGGCGATTAGCTGGCCGGTTGTGGCCGTGGTGGCTGCCATTGTCGCCGGGGCGTTGCTTATCCGTAAATACTGGGAGCCTGTCAGCGCATTCTTTGGCGGTGTGGTGGAAGGGCTGAAAGCGGCCTTTGCGTCGGTGGGGGAACTGTTCACGCCACTGAAACCGATGTTTGACTGGCTGGGCGAAAAGTTACAGGCCGCGTGGCAGTGGTTTACAAACCTGATTGCTCCGGTTAAAGCCACCCAGGACACCCTGAACCGTTGCCGTGACACGGGCGTCATGTTCGGGCAGGCACTGGCTGACGCGCTGATGCTGCCGCTTAATGCGTTCAACAAACTGCGCAGCGGTATTGACTGGGTACTGGAAAAACTCGGTGTTATCAACAAAGAGTCAGACACACTTGACCAGACCGCCGCCAGAACTCATGCCGCCACGTATGGCACCGGTGGTTATATTCCGGCGACCAGCTCTTATGCAGGCTATCAGGCTTATCAGCCGGTCACGGCACCGGCTGGCCGCTCTTATGTGGACCAGAGTAAAAACGAATATCACATCAGCCTGACGGGTGGTACTGCGCCGGGGACACAGCTCGACCGCCAGTTACAGGATGCGCTCGAAAAATACGAGCGGGATAAACGTGCGCGCGCCCGTGCCAGCATGATGCATGACGGTTAAGGAGGTGACGAAAAATGATGCTCGCGTTAGGTATGTTTGTTTTTATGCGCCAGACGCTGCCACACCAGACCATGCAGCGTGAATCAGATTATCGCTGGCCGTCAAATTCCCGTATCGGTAAACGGGATGCCTTTCAGTTTCTCGGTGTTGGCGAGGAAAACATCACGCTTGCCGGTGTGCTTTATCCCGAACTGACCGGCGGAAAGCTGACGATGACCACGCTCAGGCTGATGGCAGAGGAAGGCCGGGCGTGGCCGTTGCTGGATGGCACCGGCATGATTTACGGCATGTATGTCATCAGCAGGGTGAGTGAAACAGGGAGTATTTTCTTTGCAGACGGCACACCCCGGAAAATTGATTTTACGCTGTCACTTACCCGCGTTGATGAATCACTGGCCGCGCTTTATGGCGATATCGGTAAACAGGCGGAATCGCTCATCGGTAAGGCGGGCAGTATGGCAACTAAATTCACGGGTATGACGGGGGCGGGATAATGCTGGATACGCTGACATTTGATGCAGGCAGTACGCTGACGCCGGATTACATGCTGATGCTCGACAGCAGAGATATTACCGGCAATATCAGTGACCGTCTGATGAGCATGACCCTGACGGATAACCGGGGCTTTGAGGCTGACCAGCTTGATATTGAACTGAACGATGCCGACGGGCAGGTCGGGCTGCCGGTTCGTGGCGCTGTCCTGACGGTGTATATCGGCTGGAAAGGTTTTGCCCTGGTATGCAAAGGGAAATTTACCGTTGATGAGGTTGAACACCGGGGCGCGCCGGATGTGGTCACCATCCGTGCCCGGAGTGCAGATTTTCGCGGGACGCTCAATTCCCGCCGGGAAGGCTCATGGCATGACACCACGCTCGGTGCGATTGTTGAGGCGATAGCCTCCCGTAACAGGCTGGAAGCCAGTGTCGCGCCGTCACTGGCAGGAATTAAAATCCCGCACATCGACCAGTCGCAGGAGTCTGATGCGAAATTCCTGACCCGTCTTGCTGAACGCAACGGCAGTGAGGTGTCGGTAAAAATGGGAAAACTGCTGTTTCTCAAAGCGGGGCAGGGGGTGACGGCCAGCGGTAAAAAAATCCCGCAGATTACCATCACCCGCAGCGACGGCGACCGTCATCATTTTGCGATTGCTGACCGTGGAGCCTATACCGGCGTAACGGCAAAGTGGTTACACACCAAAGACCCGAAGCCGCAAAAGCAGAAGGTAAAACTGAAACGCAAAAAGAAAGAAAAACACCTGCGCGCACTGGAGCACCCGAAAGCGAAACCGGTCAGGCAGAAGAAAGAGCCAAAAGTACCGGAAGCGCGCGAAGGTGAATATATGGCCGGTGAGGCTGACAATGTTTTTGCCCTGACCACGGTATATGCCACGAAAGCGCAGGCCATGCGCGCCGCTCAGGCGAAGTGGGATAAACTGCAACGGGGCGTTGCGGAGTTCTCCATCAGCCTGGCTACCGGTCGGGCAGATATTTACACGGAAACACCGGTTAAAGTGTCAGGCTTTAAGCGCGTCATAGACGAGCAGGACTGGACAATCACTAAGGTGACACATTTTCTGAATAATAGCGGCTTCACGACGTCCCTGGAGCTTGAGGTCAGGCTTTCTGATGTGGAGTACGAAACAGAAGATGATGAGTGATGTTTTTATTTTATCTGTTTGTTTTATAAGGATAATTTAACTAAAATGGCACCATCAACCAAACCGGAAGAGGTGCTCGCGATGTTTCATTGTCCTTTATGCCAGCATGCCGCACATGCGCGTACAAGCCGCTATATCACTGACACGACAAAAGAGCGTTATCATCAGTGCCAGAACGTGAATTGTAGTGCCACGTTCATCACTTATGAGTCGGTACAGCGATACATCGTCAAGCCGGGAGAAGTCCGCGCCGTAAGGCCGCACCCATTGCCGTCAGGGCAGCAAATTATGTGGATGTAA